AACCCGTGGACGGCGGGGGAGGAGCTTAGTCCGTATCGATCACCCGGCCCTGGAACGCGCTGCCGGACATCGTGAGGTTGCCGGCCCAAGCGAGAATCTGGACCTCCGCATCCTGGTTGATGGCGTAACGCTTGTTCGGGCTGAGGGGGACGAAGTTGCGCTGGCTGTGCGGACGGAAGTGAATGTACTTCGTGTTGAGGAAGTACGCCGTCTTGGTGGTGGCACCCTTGTTCGAAGTGACGAACTGGATACCGCCGTCCAGCACCACGTCCGCGTCCATGTACTTGATGGTCGGGAAGCCGCGCGTTGCCTTGCCGGGATCAGTGAAACGCTGCTGAGCCTGGAGGCTGGCCATGTAGAGGGACCACATATTGTTGTCCACTACGATGAGATCGGGGCGGTCGCTGCCGCGCACGAGCTGGGACCACATGGCGTTGAACGTGGCATCCACGGTAGCGGAGGTGACAGCAGTGGAGCTGACCTTCGTCTTCCAGAAGTCCCACGTGCCGCGGTTGATGCCGCCGTACAGGTTCGTGGGGGTGATGGGCACCGCCACGTCCAGGCCGTCGATGGACTTGTTGCCGTTCAGGCTGCCGTCGCCGTAGATGCCGGTGGAGATCAGGTTCTTCATGGTCGACTCAGCAACGGACACGCGCCCGTCGAGCAAGTCAATCATTTGTTCCCGGCCGGCATTCTGCAACTGCTCGAGTCCGGAGATGACCACCGGGCACGCCGCCTGCTTGATGTTGAACTGCGCAGCGGAAATGACGTCCTGCGCCGCAACGGGCAACAGGTCGTATCCACTGTACCAGCCCGCGTTGCCGTTTTCGGCGAACGACAGTTCCTGGTAGATGATGCTGCCGCCGCTGATGGGCTTGATGTTGCCACGGCTTTCCAGCCACGTCAACAGTGCGTTGTTGCTCGTCACGTTGTCCGCGATCTTGCGGGTACGGGACTCGATCGTGGTGGCCACGATGTCGCTGATATTTGGAAATGACACAATAGTCTCCTGTTAGGAAAAGGTTGGGTGCCGACCTTGCCTGTCCGTAGACGGGGGACTACTCAGCTTCGAGTTGCTCGATAGCCCGCATGATGTCGTCGCGCATGTTGCCGCTGCTCTTGGCTGGGGTTGTATCCATGGACGGTGCGCCTGTGACGCTGACTGCCCGCTGCCGCGCACGTTGCGCGGGGATACTGGCCTGCTTTGCTCGCTGCTTCAACTCGCGCTCCGCAACAATGGGAGCGATGTCGTCGTGCATGAGTATAGCCCTCTTGTAAGCCGTTGGCAAGTCCAATGTTTTCCCTTGGGCGCTGGCCACGTCCAACAGGTCCGCCATTGTCTGCCTTACGTCCTCAAAGAACTCATTTTGGGGGTCCTGAGCGAAGGTTTCCAACTCGCTGGCCACATTGGAGTGCAATTGCTCCATTCTGGCTGTCTGGGTGCTCTGTTGCTGTTGAAGAAGCTGCTGCACCGGCGCTAGGGCCGCCTGGATGCGGGCCTCGACAGGATCTTGCTGAACCATGTTCCCGGCAAGTAGATTATCCAGGGTTTGGACGTCGATACCGAAATTCTTAATGATTTCAGCAGCCACTTGGGCTTTCTGCATCGGCGTACCCACGCGGAGCGTGGCGGCTGTCTGCATAAGGTTCTGAACAGCCCTGAGCGGAGTGCTGTTATCTGCCTGGATGAACTGTTGGAATGGCGCAATGGTACGTTCAAATTCGGACGCCAGTTTACGGGCATCAGCGGCCTGACGGAGTCCGTTCTCAATTTCTTTCTCCCTACGCATCACTTCTGTCCGTACTTCAGGGTCCAAACCAGCCCACTTCTCGCGCAAAGCGGGTTTCCACGCGCTGGGGGCCTTTACTTGGGCCGTGGGGGTAGCAGTTGGAGCTTGCGGGGCCGTTTCTGAGCCTTTTGGAGCGTCTAACGCGGTTTGGGTGGGGCTGGGGGCCGCCGCTGGGGCCGCTACAGGGTCCGGAGGGGTCTCAGGGGCTTCCGCAGCATCAAAAGCGGCCTCCAAGCTGGCCCGTACACTATCATCAGCCTCTGGGGCACCATTTCCGTCGTCCATCTCTGCTTCAGCCATCACTTTCTCCTTGTGTGTTGTTCAAATGCACGCGCGACGTCCCATTTACGGGACGGATCCTTGTTTTCGACTCTCTCCTGGGCCTTCTTGTCCCAATATGTCTGGGGAAAGTCGTCTACTGTGGTGAGTCCATGCCGTTTCATGTACTCACGGTGCTTGGTCCGGGTGGTAATGTTCTCCCCCGGCATGGGTGGGGCCAGATTGAGGTAGTGCAAGTCCCCGACCACCGGCACGTCACGCACCTGGAGGTAGTCGTCGCCCACTTCGACGAGTTCCCCCTCTATCTGCACCCACCGTTTTCTGCTCATTTGGCTTTCGGCTCCCTTGCTTTGGCGGCTTTCGCCGCGTTGTCGGCCCGTACCTTCAACATCTTGGCCTTGGCGTCCACTGCACCCCGTATCATCGTGTCCTGGGCGCTCACTTGTGCGCGGGTCATGGTGTCCTGAGCGTGAACTTGCAAGCGGTTGGACTCGTCCCGAACATACGACGCCGCCTTGGCCTGCTCCGCCGCAATCTGGGATTCTGTCTTGGCCTCAAGGGCTTGGATATCGGCCTGCGTCTTGGCCTGCTTGTTGGCGATGTCAGCTTGCGTGGTCATCTGCTTGGCCTGGACGTCCGCTTGGGCCTTGACCATGGCTGGGTCAGGTGGGGGTGGCGGGGCCGGCTGCTGCAATTTCTCGTTGATGGCATTCGCCGCCTTGTCGAACACGCCCTCGATGGTGCGGGCGCTGCGGAACCCTGCGGTGGCCCACTGCAAGACTTGCATGAGATACGGCCCAGCCCCGGGCTCCTGCTGCACCAGCGGCATGATCATGCCGATAAACTGGCCCGCCGCGGTGATGAACTCGATGCGGCCCGCACGTTCGGCGTTGTAGTCCGGGATGGCCATAGTGTCCGGTTCAATCTCGATGCGGTACACGGCTGCCCACTCGTCCTTCAGCAGTTGGACGGCGGCGTCCGCGTACTCCGCATCCGGTGTGAACATGATGTTGCTGCGTTTCTTGATGTTCTCCGGTGCGAAGTGCTTGGTTACGATGTCCGCCTTGATGCGCATGGACTCGGTGACGAAGTACGCGACCTTGTTCTGGCTGTTCTGCAGCCGCACGCTGGAGTACTGGGCCTTCAACTGCTGGGCGCCGAGGGTCTCACGCGGGGCCGTGGTGCCGCGCATGATGTCGGAGATACCCGTGAGCTCGTACAGGTTGTTCACGGCGATGCCGAACTGCTCATTGAGGGTAAGCAGGGTGTTGACCACCATCTCCAGCGGGAACCAATCCACGCTGCCCTTCAGCCCGCCCCGCTCCGCCAGCATGGACCAGTTGTCCACTGGAATCATGGTGTTCTGGACGCTGGACTTGAGCAGTTGGGCCAGCTCCATGTTGTTCTTGTCGTACACGCCCGCGACGCGGATGGCTTGCTCCAGCAGGGCGATGCGCCGGGACAGCATGTCGATGCGCGCGTACTGGCTCTTCACCATGCCCCAGTCGCTCTTGGCCACGAACTTGGAGTTGGTCGTGTTGGCCATGAGTGGTTTCGGGCATGGAAAGAAGCCCTTCAATTCAAGGGGATCGGGGGTGCATTTGAGGTGGGGCTTGCTCATGCCCCTGGACCAGTGATAAACTTTCTTGTCCCGCTTGCACCAGATCTCAAATATCTCGGCCTGCTTGACCGTGGGCTGTTCTGGGGTGATGTCGATGCCCGTCTTGTCCAGTTTACGGAGGGCAAACTGCACGTCGCGGAGGGCTGCGGTGCCAAACGCCTGCGCCACTTCCTCCATTGTCATGTACACCCGACGGCCGACCCACCAAACTTCACCCCACGTGCGAGCGGGGGAGTACAGGAAGTCTTTCCAGTACAGGTAGTCGGTGAATACCTCCTCGTCCTCCAGGGTCTGGACGGTAATCTCCTCGCCCTCGGGGCCGAGACCGACCACCGCCTCGGTGATGCTGGGGACGTACCTGTGCCAGACTTGGCCGAGGCCTGAGATGAGGCGGTCATTCACAGCCATTTCGTAGGCCACGTGGGCGTCACCGTCCGGCACGGCGATGCCTTGGCCCAGTATGCGCTCCATCATGATGCTGGCCACTCGGGCCACGTCGTCCTCGAAGTCGTCAAACTCCCGCTTGACGATGGGCGCGGGCGGGTTGGCGTACATGGCCGACTGCAGGACCTGGATATTGGCCCAGTACAGATTGTACTCGTAGTTCGTATCCATGTTGGTGATGCTGTCCTCCCCCTTGAGCGTGTTGGTGTACGCCCGGGAGGCCTTGAGGCCCTGCTCGTGGAAACTGCGGAGCTCTTTTTCAGCAGAGGCTACTTCTTTAGTCCAGTCAATGGCGGGCATTGTATAAGTCCTCAAGTGAGAATGCGTAATTGGCCCCTCGGCCTCCTAGGTCACGCAGAGCTTGGTCCACCGTGGTGGAGTGAGGTTTCCCTTTCTGCGCAATGATTGCGAAATACCTGAATACGTCAGCGTAGTGGCTGGACCAATCATGGATTGGCTGGGCGTTGAATACTTTGCGGTCCTCGTTGTACTCACGGCGGTAGGACTTCAAGGCCATGATTAAATCGCGAGTACGGGGCTCGTTGAACCATATCTCGGGGAACAGCATGCGGGCCGCGGCGATACCGTCCAGGAGGTCAAGGCTGGGGACGATGTGTGGCCGCACGTTGTGCATCATGAACTGCTCGACGATGCTTTTACCTGTCTGCAAGGACTTGGCCCGGGCGTCATGCGGCAGATAGACTCTACCCTGCGGGGCACCGAGCTCCTTGCAGATCTGTTGGATCCGGTTGATGTAGTAATGGATAGGGCGCTGGTTGTCCGCCTCGGCGTGCAGGAGGGGGTAGCCGTCCGTCGCTTTCTGCGTGGCCAGGATAGTGGTGTCGTCCCGATAGCCAAGGTCAAGGAAAAAGTCCAGGGGCTCGTCCGGGTTGGTCTCCAGGGGGATGATTCGATTCTCGTGCTCCGCCTGTGACATCTCCTTGACATAGAATGCACCCTTGGTGGAGGCGTCGAAGGAGCACTCCATTTCCTGGTCGTACTCCTCGGGTAGCATGAGCAAGCGGAGCTCCTTGAGCTCGGACTCGGGGACCAATTGGGTCTCGGACACGGGGTGTCGCTCCACGAACCAGTTGTCTGGGTCACGGCGGGCGCGCTCGTATAAATCCCGGAAATGGTTGGGGCCATTGGGCGTCCCAATGAATACGGCCCACCCTTGCCTGTCAATGAGGGTGGGCAAGATGACTTCCGACCATACGGAGGGTCTCATCATTCCGTACTCGTCCAGGTTAACCCCGTCGAAATACTGCCCCCGGAATGCGTCCGGGTTATCGGCCCCAAAGAGGGTGTACTTGGCGTCGTTGAAGTACGTGACGCTGAGTTCTCCCTCGCTTATCTTCTTAGCCATTCCTTGGCTGTACATCTTGACGTATTCCCAAGCCACTTGCTTCGCCTGCCCGTAGAACGGTGCGATATACCCGAATCGTCCGGGGGCCTTATGGCCCTTGGGTGGCTTGAAGTTTAGAATGCGTGCAATTGTGTCGTTAATCGTCGCCACTGTCTTCCCGCCCCGGCGGTGCACCACTTCTATCGCCCATCGCTGGTGTCTTTGGTGAAAGCGGTAGAATATTTGTCTCGGCTGGTAGTCGTGGACTATTTCTTTCATTGTCTGGTTTGGCTTGTTGCAAGTCTTGGGTGGGGATGGCGTGCCTGATGATAATCTCTTGTGGTCCGTCCAACTCCTGGCTCGAGGACGCGGGGAGGAGACGGCCAAAGAGTTTGAAAAAGTCCCCAGGATTGGCATCGGCCCAGATGGCCAAGCGTGGTACGCCCCCGATCATCTCAAAGGAGTCTGTGAACAGCTGTATGATCTTGGCCCGATCCGTAGTTTGTCTTTTTAGTCTTCCGGTGGGGGCATAGAGGGACTGGCCATCGGGGGGAATGATGGCTTTCATCGCTTTGTCGTAGTCATCGTCGTCCATTTTGGGTTTATACGCTCTCGGATGTCTTGATGCAAGTGTTGACCATGCCTGAGTGCCACAATGCCACTTCTGTCGTATTTGGAATCACGACTTGGGAGGGGGTGGGATGGCACCGGTGGCGAGTGATGGGGGGTAGAGTACCCCCGGGTAAGAAAAGAAAGGGCGGG